CCATGATGCAGCTCATGTGTTTCTTAGCAAGCAGTGCCTTAGCACTAGAGACTGGTCTACCCATAACACCACTGGTAAAGTAGTGACTAAACATAACCCCTTCAATATTGACTGGTTCTAGGAAGTCATGAACAATCCAGTCATCTAAGTTAAGGTCGTCATATCCAATGGTATCTTCAAGGATTGCATCTTTCTCTACAGCTCTCATGATACGTTGCTCATGGTTGCCAAGTGTAAAGTGCAGCTCAGGATTCCATGTCTTCTTTTTGTTACGTTTCTTTCTAGCGTTCTTGGCAAGCTCTGCTTTGATTGGCTGTAAGAACAAGTCCATTGCCATGTTACCTGATTCAACATCTTTGTGGTAACGTCTGCCTTCAAAAGATTTCTTACCTACATCGTAGCTGCTTAGACTAGGCATATCCCAGAAATCACCGATGTTTACTATATAGTCTGGCTTCTTTTCTGCTGCATATTTACCAGCATATAGAAGGTGGTCAATAGGTACGCCTTCTTTAACTTGAACGTCCGGTATTACCATTATCTTCATGACTCTAAGTCCTCTTCAAATATTGCCCTATTCTTCTCAACTAAATCTTCAAACCTATCAATCAAGTCTTCTGAAGAAATATCAAGTAGTTCGAGCAGTGTTATTTCATCAAGCTGTTTTAGCTTATCGCATATTTCATTATGTGTAAGGCTCATGACACAAATCTCATTTCTTTTTCCTCTCTTCCTTTGTCTTCTCTGCATGGCAGGGTTTACAAAGAACCTGTAAATTTTCTTCTCCACAGAATAAGTTTGCTACAAACTCTGGTAAGTCTGAATACTCTTTCAAACTACCTGCTGGTTTTATGTGGTCTACTTGTACTTCTTTGGATTTATACCAGTTGTTACAATTAGAGCACACATATTCCCATTTGGTTCGCTTATCCTCTCCTGAATATTTGCGCCTTGCTTTCTCTAAAACCCTATACTTTACTGGGTATCGAGTCCACATTCTTCTTAGACCAGAGCGAATAAAACTAAAATATCTGCTCTTAGTCCACCCACAGTCATCCCATTGACTCATACAAACTCCATCGGCATCTGCTTATCTTTCTGCAATATCCAAAGCAACATACTATTCTGAACGCACCGATGGAAATCTAAGTGCTTGATGTATAAGTCAATCACCATTTCATCCCAATCTTCTCTCGGTGTGTTAGCTAGTAGCTTTTGAGCTTTCTTCTCACCAAGTCCGTGAATACCAAGAATATTATCTACCTTATCCCCTGTAATCATTTGTTGATAGAAGAAACGCTCTCCTTCTTCTGCACTAACCTCTGTCCAAGTCTGTTTGCCGTAATTGTAGTGCAGCCCTTCAACCATCAAAAGGTCTTTATCTATTGTTGCTATAGCTGTATCTGAAGTCTGCCTTAGTCCTACAGCATCATCAGCTTCCATTCCATGAACAACAATTGCCCCATAAACCTCTTCAAGATATTGCCTGATTGCTTCAAGGTGAACAGGTTTGTCTCCCCCTTTCCTGTTTCCCTTGTAATCTTCTCTAACTTTATACCTATAATTAGTTTTACCAGTGAGATAGAATGATGCTGTGTCACATCCTGTAGCTTCCAACATTTCATTCACCCAAACTTTGCAAGAGTGAAGGGTGTGGGATAAGGGGTCAGCAACTACCAACCCCGTCTCTTTATCCTTCTTCTGGCTTGCAAACCCTATTCTGTATGCTATAGGGTCAGCATCTACCAGCAAGTGCATTAGAATGGAAGGTCATCGTCAAAGTCGTCTTCATCTTTAACAACCTTAGCAGGTGCTTCTCGCACCGCTGGGATGTCACCGGTGATTCGACGGTCATAAACATAACGTGCCAAGCCATACAATGCTTGTGTAGCTGGGTTGTTTTCATCCTCACTATCACCAACAGCAGGTTCAATCTTGTTAAGTGGTACATCTTTTTGGTACTTAGCAGGGATTGGACTCAATGCGCTGATGTTGTCAAAGGTACGGTCTGCATATTCGCCTTTGCCTTTAGTGTGGGTTACAACAACATTACAAGGCATACCAAGTACACTATCCCAGTCAGCAATCTCACCTTCTTTTGCTTGTGGAACAAAGACGCGGAACATTGGAAGCTCTTTACCATTTTCATTCATACGTTGGTAGATGTTAAATGGTGCAGTCCACAGCATACGTGGCTGCTCTTCACCATCAATTGTGACTGTCTCACCAACAATCTCAATACCCAATGCAATCTGTTGTGTAGGTGGTTTCTCTTCACCTTTCCACTCACGACGTTGCAATCCTAAGTCACCGATATATACCAATCGACCTTCATGTTCACCAGCCTCTAAGTTGGTGTACTCTACTGTAGATTCTGATTGTGTTTCTTGTACTAATCGTTTTAGTGCCATTTTTACTTCTCCTAGTGAATATCTGCGTAAGTTGTGCCAAATTGCACGTCTATGTCCAAATCTCTGTTTAGTTTCAAAACCTTATTAACTTTTTGGACACACTCTCTTAATAAGAGTTCCGTTCTTTCTTGATTATTTTTACCAATTTCAAGAATAATTTCATCGTGAAACTGAGCAGTAAGTTGTGGTCTTTCTTTAAGCACAAACCCAACCCACATATCAAAGCAAAATGTTCCTGTACCTTGATTTAACGTACTAAATATGTCTTTCTCATGTCTCAACGAATACCATAGTTTGCTTACAGGGTTAAAAAGCCATAATTCCTCCCCTATTTGTTTGGTTGTAGCGTTTTCGGCTATACTCTTCAAGCTCCAGTTACGTTCCCAATAGGCTGAATGAAGTGTTCTAGCCTCTTTCTCTGTCATTCCAGCTTGTCTAGCTATTGTTGGTGCGCCTGCACCGTATGTACTAGCATAGTTAGCTGTCTTTGCATTATACCTAATTTTGTCTAGCTCTTTTGTCTTTTCTCCTTGTTTATATCCATCAGCTTGTTGCTGAGTCATCATACCTGCTTGAACAGCAATATCAAGATGCGGGTCAAACCCGTCTTCTAACATACTGGAAACATACTCAGGGTCATATTCCCACATATAATGCTGTTTTGTTCTATCTTCAAGTGAAGCCATATCACTACCACAAAGGACAAAGTTTTCATCTCTGGCTGTCAATAGTCCACGAATCTCTTTGCCGTATGGCTTACGTAATGATGGCAAGTTTACGCAAACGGCGTGCTTAAATCGTAGTGTATTGGTTAGTCCCTGCACCTTAGCTTGAACAAAACCATCACTATCAACATTATCTAGCAAACCACTCACCAAACCAATTCTGTGTTTAACTACTGTCATTTCTGATAGAAGCTCAACCTCTGGATGCTTGTCAGCAAGTTTCTGAATAGATGGGCAAAGGTCATCATCTTTCTTAATCTGTGGAATCTTGCGGTCTTCTACAAACTTAAATGTCGCAGGACTCCAGCCAATGGAAAACAACCAATCTTTCAATTGTTGGCTGCTACCAGCGTTTGGTTCTTCATACTTAGCAACCTCTTCAATCTCTTCACTAAAGTGCTCTGGCTTACCAGCAGCTTTCAGTCGTTCTAGCCAAGCAAGTCCAGCTTTACTGTAAACCATTCCGTTTCTGATTGGTTCTTCACCTTTCTTCGCTTTGCGATACATAACTTTTGGCTTTGTACGCTTAACCATCTTAGGCACTTTAGGCATAACGCTTTCAAGTTGTGCTTTACTGTCTTCATAAATAGCCTCTAATCTTGTCAATAATTCCTTAGCACCATCAACATCAAGTTTCCATCTGCTGTACTCTTGCATCTCTGCACATTTCATCTTGAATGATAGATAGTCAATCAAGCGATTGTAGTCTTCACCATAGATAGATTGCAGCTTCTCTAGAAGTGGTTCCCATAGGGCACTATTTATTTTAACATCCTCTTTGCAACGATGAACGTATTCATCCAAAGATAGGTTTTCCCAATCCTCAATCTCTGGCTTGGCTACTCCTAAATCTTCACCCCAATATTCCAAACCATGTCTAATCCTGTTCGGGAATAAGTACCAAGAAAGTGCTAGTGTATCTACGATTTGTGCCTGTATGGTAACCCCTAAGATGCGTTCTAATGTTGGCTTGTCGTATCTTTGGAAGTTGTGACCAATGATGCGGTCAGAGTCTGTCAGATTGTTACACCAATCACGCATATCATCATGACTTGTTAAGACAGTGCCATCATCGACCACTAAACACCAAATCTTTGTGGCTTCAATACCGTCTGTCTCTATGTCCACCACATAATCCATACTACACCTCAATTATTTTTTCTGCATAATTACTTAATAAATCTTGTTTAACTAAATATGCTTTCTTTGAAACTGTGTCACCGTCTCCGATGAACTCCCTAATCTTCAGATTGTTTTCTGTTATGCACGATTTTATCATGTTTGGGTATATAAATAAATATTTATCCCCAGTAAAAAACACCCACATAAATGCTTCAGTTACTGATAATGCAGATGGCTTACCGTTAAACTCAATCTCTACGACAATATTGCCTGTTTTCTTTGACATAAAATCTGCCTTAACTTCTATACCACCACCAAGCTCTGGTATAAAAATGTCATACTTAGATTGCTTCCCTGCAACTTTCTTTGCTTTAGGGTACTTTCTTTTTATTCTTTCAAGTAATTTGTATTCAATTTCTTCTCCCGCTTTTAATGCTTCCTTGAATCTCATGATTACATCTCCAAGTAAGTTACTGTGTCTTCATCGAAATATACATCACAAAGGTAGGTTTGTCCAAAATCACGGTCAAACAACATATAAAACTCTGAGACATTCTTACGTTCTGGTGGGCATTCCTCTGTCCGGTCTCGACTAATACCATGTCCATAGTGGAACCACTTCTCCATAGCTCGTGAACCTGTGAACTCACTACTATAAACCCTAGCTCCAGCTTCATGCGGCTTGCTTGTTTTTGGTTTTGGGTTGACATGACTATAGCAAAACAGGGTGACAGGATACTTGCTAACAAAGTCTGCCATGTCTGTGGCAATTTCGTTTAGCTTGTCATTGGCTTCACTGGCTGAGTATCGGCTAACCAATGCTGTCAGTGGGTCAAGAATGAAAATGTTAATGCCATCTAACAGGTGCATTTCTTCCATAGCAATACGAATGTCATCCCATTCTCTACTGCCACCACGGTCATAGAATCTAACCATGCCATCTAATGACATCAGGGTAGAGCGTAACAAGTCATCGCTGTACTCTCTGTCAGGTCTGGTGAAGTCAATCTTTGCTTCCTTACTAGCTAATTTCTTAGCTGTCTTAACAGGACTATTTTCCAAGTCAAACACACCCACCTTTACTTTTTCTTTATAAACCAAGTGATGCACCAGCTGATGCTCATGGTCTGTCTTACCAATCTTAGGTGCTGCTCCTACTACGTGGATAGTGTTTGGTCTAATACCGAAACAAGCCTTTGTCACAGTATCCCACGGGAAACTAATACCCATCTGTGGTTTTTCCATAGCTTTGTCGATGAAGTCATGGACATCAACAACCTGACCTTGACGTTCTACACTGCTATCCCATACGCAGGCTTGGTAGAGTTCCTTTCCTCTGTCAGCCATTAGCATATCACTAGCATCCTTCAGTGGATACTTAGCTACCTTAAACAAAGGAAACACTTTCAAGACATCTTTAACGGCTTGTCTACCTGCGTCATCCATATCGAAACAAAGCACCACTTCATCAAAACTCTCTACATAGTCGCGTGAGGCGATAATATCCTTAACCGCACCTGATGCACCTCTGGTAAGAGATACGACGCTAGGCGTGTACTCAGAGTATTTTGATGGGGTATTATCTACGATGGCTTGATAGAGGCTCATTGCATCCAGTCTGCCTTCGGTGATGAATAGCTTTTTACCTTTCTTTGGTAGGTGACTGCCCCACAAATCCAAATCACCTTTCCTGTCACCAAGTGCAGAAAAACGCTTGTCTCTAACTTGCTTCACTTCATACCCAACAACCTCGCCATTTCTTCTGTCAGGGTAATAATGCGCTGTTATTGTTTCTGCGTCCTCTGGACTAACCTCAACGTGTACGTCATAAACCTTTGCCGTTGATTGTCTAATCTTCCTATCTTCAATAGCCAAAACAGGAAGCTCAGGAATTGCATTTATATTTCTGGTAATTCTCTCTGGTTGTTCCATACGTCTCCCCTCTATTGTTTCGCCACTCTCATTGAAGTATTTCTTACAGGCAAAGCAATAACTGTCTATTGTTCCATCTTCCTGCAAATACACTTGTCTTCCAGAGCGGCTACCACACTCACAAAGAATATTTTTTATTCTTGTTCCGCTTTCTTTCATAAATCCCCCAATATTATATTTATATATTTATAATATATTTATATATTATTATATATTTATAATATTATTATAATATTATTATATATTATTATCTCTAAGTAGTACAATAATTTTTTGTATCTTGTCTTCATTCTCTGGATTGCTCACAAACTTAAATGCTTGAGCCAAAAAGTTTTGTAATCCCATTTGGTCGATAATCTCTCCACTATCTGCCAAAGTCCAGTATTCGTGAGCTTCCTCAAAGTATTGGTCAAATTCTTTCATTGTTAAATCACTCATTGTAATCATCTCCATCTAGTAAGTCTCTAATATCTTCAATCACCAATCCATCTGGAAGGTGGTCTCCCTCTGACATTAAATCTGGTCGAATGTTCGCATCTACGTCTTCTTTAATCGTGTTAAAGCAAACATTACACAAATCTAAATATTCGCCAGCTGTGTTTTTTCTTGTTAGTTCAAAATCTGTCAATTCTTCATTACAACTAATACAATGCATGATATTACCCTCAAATATGTGCCTAGAACGCTCTGTGTGCTCTCCTAAGCGGTTTTAATTGTCTTACCCTTCCTACCCTACCAAGAAATAAATTCCAAGTCTCTAAATCGCAAATAATAAGTCCATCTTAAATGCTCTAAATCTTCAGAGAGTTTTTTCTTTTCAATTCCTGAAGCTTTCTTTCTTAATCTTTCTAGTCTTTTGTGTCTTTCTTTTAGGTTTTGCCTAACCTCATCATCGCTGAGTAGGTAATTCACATTTTTGAAATAATCTACTTCAATTATTCCATAAAATGGGTCGATGATAACATCATAAATCTTGTCGAAAACCTCATTAACAACCATTAAATCTAAATTATCTAAGTCTTCTTCATCATCAGTGGCATGGTTTCTAACTATATAATAAGCTTTATAGCCATTCCCAGCGGGAAACCCGTTAATCTCTGAGAAATAATATCCAATGCCGTTATAATAGAAGTCTGGTTTTCTTTGTTTTTTAAGCTTTACTGTATCAGCCATTCTCTATCCCTCCACAATATCCACAATCTGCGCTGATGGGTGCGTGTAATAAAAAACTTTTCTCGCTCTGTCGATACTATCCTCTGAAACGTAATAAAGTCCGTATTTACCAGCCAGAAAATATTTTACTGTGTAATTATTCATCGCTGTTTAATTCCTCCAATAATTCCGCTTTAATCGCTTTTAGTTGCATAACAGACAAAGTGGAAGCAATGCAATTATAAAGTGATGCTGGCTTTCCTAGCTTGTCTAATATGCCGTCAATGTCATCAATAAGTTTTATTTTCTTATCATGGGTAGTCATTCTCAGCCTCATTTATCAAATAATCTCTCAATGGGCGTTCAATCATTGGAAAATATTCTTGATGAACTGTAACCCAAATACCAGAAACAAGCATCAATTCACAATGAGTGACGTAGACCAGTGGATAATCATCAACCATATCAGTGTAGTAACGTATATAAGCGTCATAAAATTCATTCTCAATCTCAAAATTATCAATTTCTATTTCTAATTCGTAGTCTTCCATTTTTCTAAGCCCCTTATAAGTCATGCTCAATCACGCGGTATTTATAACATAAATGACGATAAGTGTCACTGTCCCCAAATTCGTTAAGGCATTGCTCGTAACGTGTCAATTTCTCACGCTCTAACACTTCCAATTCGTCATGGTCTTCTAGCAAGCTGAACAGTGCGAATACTGCAACGATTAGCGCGATAATTTTAATCATGGTTTAAGTCTCCTATTGCCAGAATAAATCTTTCTAAATTCTCACGCGTAGTAACTAAAATATCATCTTCGGTTAAAAAGTATCTTTTTATTAAATCGTCAAGTGTATCCATTGCTTTATATCCTCTATATAGTTTAAACGGATTACAAGCCACTTTTTAGCGGCTTTCTGGTGTGACCTAGCATAACCCTACCTTAAGCCACACTAAAAAGCCCACGGCTTCCGTGCCGCAGTAATGCTGAAAAGTTTATATTGCCCACACGCTTTGATAGATACCATTGCGCATATTAACTTCGAATATATCACCGTTGTATACAATTATAAACGTAGTTTTAAATCCCCATGAAGTATCACGGTCATATCGGTCTCTAATATCACCCCTACTGCGCAGAATATTGCCAGCTTCAGCCGGTGAAAATCTCAGGAAGTTGTGTCTGTTTAATTCTCTAGTTTTCATGTTGTTTTATCCTTTGTTTATTTAATCAATTCGCGAATGTTTGAAACGTCATTATCAGTATAACATATCATGCAGTCTTTACACTTGCTATGGCAGTTTATTTCCGCGCTTGTTGGATTGCCTTTACTGTATACGCTAAAAACCTTTGTGAAGTGTTTTGGCGGTTTAATATCTTTGCTATCTACTTTTGGATTGCTATAGATTAATTTTAGGTTATCTGGAAGCGATACCATGCGCAAAACTTTGTTCACTATATCGGTGCGCTTAGTCCAAAGCACAAAGCGGCAATGATTGTTTTTACTTGCCAGATTGATAAAGTTTAC